TGCGGGTGGAACCGGCGCCGATCGCCCGTGCCGCCAGAGTGTAATCCATCTCTTTAATGCTGAGAACTTGAGACCGGACTACCCTTACCGCACCGGGCAACAGAATCACCACCAATGCCACTACCACGTTGGTCTGAGACGCGCCAAGAGCGGCCATCAGAGCCAGAGCCATGATGATGGCCGGGAAGGCCATCATAGTGTCTACAAGCCGTTGGATAATCAGGTCGGCCTTGCCGCCGATGTAGGCGCTAAAGATGCCGATCAACGTACCCGCCGAGATTGCTATGCCCACGCTCAGCAATCCAACCGACATGGATATGCGCGAACCATATATCAACCGGCTCAACACATCCCGGCCCAATTCGTCGGTGCCCAGAATCTTTTCACCGAAAGGCGGGGAGAATTTTTCCGCCACCGCTATATCCGTGGGAGCGTGGGGCGACAGTACCGGGGCAAAAGGGCGACTAATATGGCGAATATAAGCACTGAGGCACCAAAAGCGCCCAGCGGTTGGTTCTTGCAAAACCGGAGCAGTGCGGAGCGGACGGACGGACGGACCGCCTATCCAGGATGGAACTAAGACCTGAAGAGCTACATAGGAATCCTTCTATAAGGTTCCAGAAGGATGCGGATGTCCGTGTCCACGTCGGCGTCAACGAAGAACGGCTCGAAATCGGCAGCTCTTGTCCAGACGCGGGCGGTCTGTATGAGCGCCGCACGTTCGATCGATGCCGGCCATCGGAGTATGTATACGTCCAAGTTGTCGGCGTGCGCGGCTCCGGTAGTGCCATTCAATCCACGGGCCACGATGAGGTCGTTGGTGGAGATATCGTTGATGAGCATCTGCTCGCTGCCTATCATTATGGTCTGTCCTATGGCTAACTGAGTCCCATCGTCAACTGCCACGGTCGTCTTAGTGGTGTCCATGGAAGCGTCGTTGAGATCGGTGCCGCTGTCCTCTTTATGTTGGCAATATCCCCACACGCCCGCGACCTGAAAATGCTGCTCCCAGCTGGTGAACGTGGACTTGGTTCCATGCTGCCGGACTTTCACAGAGGTATGAGGCTCGCCCCAGTGCTGATCCGGCTCGGAGTTATAAGGTTCCAGCCAGTAGTCGCTGGCAGCCCAGGTCTCATTGAACGTCTGATCGTCGGTGGTGTCCTCTTTCAGGGTAGTCAGGGATACTAAATCAGGAACGAGCAACCTGTTGGAGCCGTTTCCATCGAATGCCAGGGTCTGGGTTCTGGAGTAAAAATGGCGATTGCAGAAGTGATCCACCCAGTCTGACACAGCCATGAGTAGCTGGAACATCTCGTCGTCGTCGCCGGACCCGGACGCAGGGTCTTTCAGCAGACTATCGTCTTTAAGCTTGGTCAGGTCGCCGTACAAGGACCTATATGCTTCTCTAGCCACGTTCTACTCCCTTTGCTCCCCTTCTATCGGGGACGTTCGTTGGCTGGGGACCTTCGTTGGGTTTCGATCGCCTTTTTTAGGGCGGATTAATGCCTCTTCGGATTCATGCCTCTTCGATGTACTCGATAACAATCTTATGAGCCGACGTCGGGGCAACCCCCCGCCATCGTCCGCTGAGCACCTCATCCCTCTTGCCCCGGGGTCCCTGATTCCTGGCAAAGGTTCGAGTGGCAGCGCTGCCCAAGTCGGTCACCACTAGAACATCGATGGACCGGTTGGGCTGGGTGATTATGTTGCCAGCAGTACCGAAAAACACTTCCCACAGATGCCGTCCGTCACTGGAGGCTTGAAGAACCTTAACGCGTATGAACCGGACACGATAACCCTTGGACGGAGTCAGCAAGGTTTGCCGTCTATTGGTGGTGCTACCGTCCACTATCTTTACACGGAGACGATATGGACGCCGTCGAAGAGCGGACCGGTAGACACGGCGGATGAAAGACAATCGCATGATTCAGGATTCATCCGAGTATTCGACGATAATCTTGTGCACGGTGTTTGGAGGCGAGCCCAACCATCGCCCACTTAGTACTTCATCTCGCAGACCCCTTGGGCCCTCTTCCCGCAAGAAAGTCCAGGTACTCGCCTCGCCGAGGTCAGGAATATCCAAGATGTCGATGGCGTTGTCCGGATTGGTGGTTATGTCAGCGCCTGTACCGAAGTACAATTCCCACAGATGCCGGCCGTTAGCCTGCTCTTGAATGACCCTTACTCTCAACAGACGGATCCGTCTACCTTTTGAGGGTGTCACAAGGGTTTCCCTACTGTTAGACGTGTTGGAATCGTGAGCATTAACCAGGGCCACGTATGCCCGTCTCCTGACGTTGGCGTTATGGGTTCTGCGAGAGGAAGTTCGCTGGGAGGTCATTTGAAAAACCTTCCTATACCAGCTCCGCCCAAGCCGGCGATGGCCGCCAAAGAGGCGGTAAGCGCTGTGCCGTTTATCCCCTGGGAAAGGGCGTAGAGTTCGACTGAGGTTACGGCTACTATTCCCAGAGCAGCGACGGAAGCCCAGCGCCGGGCTAGATTGGATTTGTTGATCGGAGTCATCCTGTAATCTCCCTAGCTACCAGTTCCAGTAGTTCAGCCTTCTGAGCGACGGTCCAGCTGGACCGGGGTATGCCCAGCAGTTCTTGAACTCGGACTATATCCGGGTCTAGTGGAACCTCCGGTGGTGTTGGTACGGCTAAAAGGCCGCCACTTCTTTGGTCGGAATCCGTGTCAACCGCCTCAAGTTCACCAGGAGTAAGGCCGAGCGCGTCCGCCATGTCAGTCCGGTGGGAGATCTCAGGCACATTAAATTGATTGCTGTCAGCCGTGAACAAAACATCAAGCCATTGGCCAGTGTCTGCGACCCTGAAACATCTATAAACTGTCATTTCATCCTCGTATAGGCTGGCTTGCCGTCCCAACATCGAATAGTAGTGAGATGCTTACCAGGCTCGGAACTGTATGAACTCGGCTCTTTCAGTACCGTCGTTTCCTCGATCAGTTCTCTGATTCGCTGGTATGCAAAATCAGGTAGCGGATGGATGGTGATAAGCCAGGTCAGGTGTACGACATGGTTCTCTTGGGGGCATGCCCCTGGGGTCCAACGGTCCTGGTATTCCTTCCATCCTTCGTGGTCGATGTGTCTTCGCTCTAATTCCAAGGTACCCAGCCTAGTGGGGCCTGACGCGGCTAGAAATTCATCCAGAGTTAGGTCTGTTCCGTGGACCACTGTTTTATATTCAGGACTGGCGATGGTCTTGCTAACCGTAACGCCGTTGCCGAAGGTCCAATTTTCAGGGAACCAATCCCAGGTAATGCCGTCTTCCAGGCAAGACGTGCTCATGACATAGTCCACTGGCTTGAGCCATTCCTCACCGTATTGAGTCACTGAAAATACGCCTTCTTTGCGGTATTGAGCCCGTGGGTCGTGTTCCAGAATGGCAAGCTGTTCTACCTCTTCAACGGCGAATTGGATCCCGCCAGCATGGAGCCCGTTCCTTGGGAATCCAGCGAATATATAAAGCATCTAGCTGACTGCCCACGAGTAGATGTGATACTCGTCGTGGCCCAAGGTGATTAAGGCGTCGTCCACGCTACCCCTGGTGTTGAGAGCAGTGACCGTTGCAGTTGGCAGGCTGGTCGCGCCATGGGCAAGGATGTCGTATGAACCGGATGCCGAAGAGGCTAGACGAATGTGGCGTGGCACTCCTGTGTAGTTTGTAACCCTTGGCCCAAATAACCACTGTTCCACGAAGGCTTCCGCCTGGTCGGTTCCACTGAACACCTTTTCTGAAGCAAGATTGGTGGAGTTGATCGTGAAGGCGGAGTTAGCGTCATTAGCGGCTCCACTACTTTTTCGGCTAACGTACAGCACCTCGATAGGAGCCCCAGCAGCGATGGACAGGCTAGAGGCTGATATTATGTCAGCAAGGCTGGTGCTGGTAGTGGTGGCTTCGGTCGTGCTTCCGCCCTCCCGTGTTACGGCGCCGCTTCCTCCGGCTGGAGCCGCCCATGTCCCATCGTCCTTCAAGAAATCTCCTACGTTAGTTCCCTTGGGGACCAGGCCGTGGGCGCTGGTGGAAAAGTCCAGATCGGTGTTGTCGTCAGCAGCACTCAAATCATCAAGCTTGATGGCGTCGGCGCCGCCACTGGCGTGGGCGGCAGTGTGCGCCTCGGCATGGTGGTCGTCAGTGCCCTGGCCGGTGGTTGCGGAGTGAGCGACGGCGATGGCCGGGAGCAAGGGCACTTCGAACCAATCAGAGCCATTGGAGTAGTAGTGCTTGGCTCCGTAGTTGTCCGAGATGACATCGGTAGCCGACCCGTCGATAGTCTCCGAGCCTTCCGTGGCCACCGTGATGTTGTTGCTGGCAGCCGCACCGGACTCGTCCTTGACCGTGTAGGTCCGGCCGGCCCGAAGCTGGGCGGAAGGCAGCGTTATGGTGACGGTACCGGCCCGGTTAACGCCGATCAGCCGGTCCCCTGCCTTGGCGGCGTAGGTGGCGCCGGTGACGCTTACGTAGGACTCGATAGCCGTATGCAGGGGCGGACGGTGGGTTTCTTGAGGCTGAACCATTTAGGGGCTCCCGACAAAATCTATTTGGTCGTCGTTGTTGACGGCGTCTGTCCAGAATTGGGACGTGGATTCCGGATCGGCAAGACTTACCTGGATAGACTCTCCGGGGCTAAGAGTCATACCGTCGGTGGAGGACACGTCGCTGCCTCCCAGGTAAACGTCGCCGGTGTTATCGGCCCGGGCTTTGAATACCACGGCGCGAACGTTGCCTTTGTGAGCTGCCTGCACCCGCGTCCCGGCCGATGTTACTTTCATGGTGCCTGAGATTGCCATGGCTACCTCCAGGTAAATCTAAACGCCATACCGTCCCCGTCGGTATCCACGTCGATAAGAATGTCTTCCGGACCCGGGGGCTTGAGCCGGGGCGTCGTCGCCACCGGCAGATTTTCGCCACCCCCACGGACTGAGTTGGTGGGGTGGCCAATGTCTTTGACTACTGGGGAATCGCTCCCGGCATCCCTTAAGCCGGGAGCGATCGAGACCGTTTGCTGATCGCGGATCGTAGTTCTCTTTTTGTTCGATGATTTCATGCTTAACCCTCACTGATTCTCAAGGGTGTTCCACAAACCGTAGTCTTCTACTATTCCTCTATCCCGAACACCATGCCGGAGATGGTGCTGCTGCCCGTTACGTCCAGTTCCAGGGTATTGTCGGCGGAGGCCAGGGCAACTCCTTCACCAAGCCGGGGCGCATCGTGGATACCGGCGGCGGCCAGCAACGGGGTTTGGGAAATCACGGTTCCTGCGGCCGCACTATCTTGAAACTCCAAAGCGGCGGCGGCGCTGGACGACAATACCCACCCCAGCAGGCGCACCGTTTTGCCGCTGGCCGGGGTCCAGACCGTGACGGGCGTGCCTGCGGTGATCGCCACGGCATCGATAATCTTGAAGGTATCCGGGCTGAACGCCATCCGGATGCGTCCGGCGGCATCCAGCAATAGGTCTACGATGTCGCCTGCCGCCACCGCCGGTACGGTGGACCGGTAAACGCCCCCGACGCGCAAGGGGTTTCCGGCGGCGGCATCATGGGCCGCCGCGCCGGATATCAAGAGCCGGCCGGCAGAGTCCAGTAGCAGATAAGCGTTGTCTCCATCTGCTACCGTGGGGGCAGAGGCCTGGTATTTAGAGCCGATGCGGACCAACCGGTCTCTGGTATCGGCCGGTGAGTCATGGACTCCTTCGGTATAGCTCATAGAACCTCTATGGTGAATAGGATTTAGTATCTGTTCCGATCAAGTGCTTGCTCTAACTGAGCACCATGACGCAGGCTCAGTTGGGGTGGGCGGACGGGTGGTAATGCCCGGACGGGAAGAGTTGATCTATCGGGATATCTCCTCTCTGAACGTTCTCGTCACAGGCATCCCGCTCCCGCGGATATTTGGTAACGACCCATCTTTTGAATTCGGACATCTGATCAACTCAGAGGGACGTACTCGATGATTACCTTGCCAGCCAGGCTGGCCGCATTCTGAACCAATATCTTTCCCGTGATGTAGTCGTTGGTTCCCCCATTCTTGTCCCACTTCAGAGGCTCGCCTCCGTTAGACCCGGCATCGTCGTGACGGTCGGCAACGCCGGTGGCGTTGAGATCTAATCCGTCGATGATCGAGTCCCCGGTGGACGTGGCGGCTGATGCCACGTCCACGTCCAGAACCGAGCTACCAGTGCCTCCGGCAGTCGTGATGTCAACAATCACGTTGGTGACGACGCAATCGACGCCCTCCGGATTCTGTACGGCGAAGGCAAAGGCGTTGGCATTGCCCGATGCCAAGTCCTCGACGATGTACCGTTTCATCACGTAAGCGATTCCCGACTGATCCGGTGGAAGCATGTTCTTAACCGCTTCGGCGGTGGGGTCTGCTCTGCTGATGGTTGTCATGGCTCCTCCTTATATACTGCTGCTAACGCAGCGGTGCTTTCCCTCTTGGTTGGTTAATCCACCGGGTCTTAGACTCCGGTGATGTTGTACTGGAGTGCGGTGTGGGTCGCCGTGGACCTGGACCCGCTACGTTCTTGTAGAGCGATGCGGAAACTGACGACCATGATGTTCTGACGCTTTTGAGCGTCACGGACGGTTTCGATAGCCAACTCCCGCTTGAAGCCAACGCGCCACTGGCTGCGGTTGACTATGAGCAGCCTTCCGGTATCGGTGCCGTTGCCGGCGTCGGTGACCTTGCCGTCGGTGTCAGCCAGGCCCATCTGCTCGGAAACGATGACGGGTATGCCTTCCACGGCTCCCAGTTGGCCGGTCAGCAGGGTAGCCTGGGGACCGAACTTGTCCAACGTGCGGAAGTTGCCCACGCTGAGGGAACGGATGAAGGTGTTGATGTCGCAGACGTACACCAACTCCGAGGGGCGAACGCCATACTTCCCCAGCTTGGCCCTAACCTCATTGAACATGTCGTCGGAAACAGCGGCGTTGTGATTGTTGGCCTGGCTGGTGTTGTCCACCAAGGGCTGATGCAGCAGACCGTCGAATCCGACCAGCCAATGACCTTTTCCGGCGTCGGTGGTGGAGATGGTGGCCCCATCGGCGTTGATATTGTTGGTAGTGGTTGTATCGGAGTTCAAAAGAACGTCGTCGATGACCTCACGGGCGTTCCGAAGCAAGCCACGGCGCAGCTCCTCCATCATGGCTATGACGGCGTCCTCATCCAGGTCGTAGGACCATGGAACTTCAGCTACCAATTCATAGGCGGTAAGAGTTTGGCGCGCGGTGGCTAAAGCCGTGCTTTTCGTGGCCACGTTCTCCGTGCCGGGATACCAGTTGACGTCGCCCAACTGCAGGGGAATCTGGAAAGGGTTGCTGGGCATCTGTATCGTGTTGAACAGCGGGGCCACGGCGGTTTTCAGGTTGACGTCGTCCCACAGCGCCCGAGCCTCCTGAGTATCGACGAGTTCATCGCCACTACCTGAAGTGGTGGAGTCCATGGCTGCCTTGATATTCGTTTGCCAATCCTCAAGCATACGGGGATTCACGCCCGCTGGCTCTCGAAGCTGGGCGTTCAGCAAGCTACGAACGCACGCCATGTCCAAGTGATCCAACCCGGTGTACTTGCCATAGGGCACTCGGGAGCGGTCACCGCCAGAGTACTTGGACAAGATGGCCCGCTTTTCCCCTTCCCGCCACATATCCTGAACCCGGGCAAGTTGGGAAGCGACGCGGTCCACTTCCTCTTTAAGGGGGGGTATCTCCGAATCCATTCGGGACTCGTAGTACTCCCGTATCGAAGCCACTTCCTTTTTGATTAGGTCTAGGTCTTGAGTCGCTATGGTCATTTCTACCTCCATGAATGATAGTTTTCCCTGGTCCCGCTGGGTTTCTAGGCGCGGGCTTCCCGAATCAGCGCCACCACCTGGTCCAGTTGCCGCATCGACGCCGACGAGCCGTCTGATTGCTCTGCCTCCTCCAGCATCTGAGCCAATTCGCCGGCCATCTTGCCGAGCTCGTCCACTCTGGCCGTCAACTCCGGCCATAACCGGTCGGTCACACCATTGGCGGGAAAGTTGACATCGCCCGAGGGGACTCCGTCCACATGTTCCGCAGCATCGATCCGGCGGAGGTACTCCCCCACCAGCGGTGCCTGTTCCAGAGCACGAGTAAGGGCGTTCCGATTTGCCGGAACGGGTACTGCGCTGGTTTCCAGCAACTCCTGCTCCAGGAAACGGATCCCCAGGAACGCTCCTGTTTTCTCGTGACGGCGTTCTTCGTAACGCCGTGGCTTGAAGCCCACCGACACACCTTTTTGGAACCCGGTTCGGTACAGCATGGCGACTTCTTGGGCGAAGTCGGTGGGCGCGAATTTCATCCTGGCCAGGAGGCGATGGGGCTCATGCCACACCTACGATGCCCGTCCGATAACCGGTCGAGAGTAATCGTGCGCCCAAAGAAACACCGGGTTGTTCCGGTAGGCATCCAGTTGCCAACCTTGGGCCTGTATCACGTCGCCATGGCGGTCGACCTCATCGGTGGAGATGACGAAGGCCATCGGCAAGTCACCTTCGCTCTCGGCGGGCCCAGCCTGGCATTCCGTCCATTTATGTAGGAGGGGAGCGTCGCTTAGACCCCTTTGGTAGGAATCCAACGCTTCCAGCAGCCTCTCTCGCTCCCATATCCCCAAGCCTGTCCCAGTCAAATGTTCACCTCCTGATTCTTCCGATGTTCCGGCTTGCTCCGCCAGGAAAACAAAAAAGGGACAGACCCACGTCGGGGTCTGTCCCTTTCGAAAAATACGGCCCGTTGGCCTGGCTGCCAACCCGGTTAACTTATTGATATTGAGCTTAGAGAGGGGGATTCCAGCCTGTCAACGTAATCGTGACACTGGGCAAGAATCGAGCCCAGGATACGTGGGCGGATAGGAGTCTGATAAACCGTAGAACAGCTTCTCCGGTGCCCCGAAAGAACACATAACGAAACTCGCGTAAATGGGTGCTATCATCGTTGACTCATATGTACCCGTGTGATAGCCTGAATTGACCAAATCTACAGCGTGATTCGCTACTTGAGTGAATGACAAGGAGCGTGAATATATGGAAGTCACCACACTAGCCATCGAGAAACTGAAGGAAGTCATGCAGGAGCAAGGGGAAACCGATAGCTCCCTGCGAGTAATCGCGATGCCTGCGGAGTCCGGCGGCGTTCAGTACATGTTGACCATGGAAAAAGAGACTCAGGCCGACGATACGGTCATGACCTTGGACGGCGTCAACCTACTGATGGACGCAGACAGTATTCCGTTTCTTGAAGAAGCTACGATAGATTTCGTGGAGAACTTCGGCGGACAGGTCGGGTTTGTAATCAACAACCCGATGTTTGCCAGCGCCGGCGGTTGTGGCAGCGGCAGTTGTGGCTGCGGCAGCGGCGGTGATGGCGGTGAAGGCGGCGGATGTGGATGTGGTGGTGGTGGTTGCGGCGGCCATTAGTCCCGCGCTCGAACTAAGATAGTTTAAGGGCCACGCTTAAGCGTGGCCCTTTTTATTTTACTGGTGCGCCACGAAGGCATCTCGAGAGAGTCAGAAACAACTTGAATATCAAGTGAGTTTGCTTGACGCCCTGGCGCACCAAAAGCATAATCCTATTGGAATATTCTCCGCTGGTTAGCCGCCTCTCGACTCCCTAAATGTTGATTAACCAGCACAGCGGCCAGGCAATCCATCAATCCCCTTTCTGAAGGCGGATTCAGGATACTGGAATCTTGTAATTTCCGGACGGGCGACCTGATTGAGACCTGATTAGCTAGTCTTTCGAGTACACGCGATCCAGAGAATGTTCCAGCGTGGGATCACGGCACAGGATGTCCACCTCGTCCTCCAAGGGGGTGAGACTATTGAAGAGTACGCCGACGACCGGCCTTATCCAGCCAAATTAGTTTTGGGGTGGAGTGGAAGCCGTCCGCTGCACGTAGTTGTAGCGGAGAACATAGATGCTGGAGAAACCGTAGTAATCACAGTTTACGAACCTGACCCGGAGCAGTGGAACGCGGACTACCGGAGAAAACGACCATGAAGTGCGTGATCTGTAATCAGGGAAATACCCGCCCGGGAACGGCGACGG